TCGAGCGTCTGGCGAAGAATCGCACGTCACCGAGCTGATGTGGGACGCCTATTATGATCGTTGAAAAATCGTTCCACAAACTCACGCCAGATCAGGTGCGGGAAATTCGGGCTAACTACCGTCGAGGCAAGAGAGGTTCCGGCAGATCGATTAAGGACCTGTCAAGGATTTACGGCGTATCGTCTTGCACCATGCACCGGGTAGTGTTGGGGCAGATTTATAAGGAAACCAACGCATGATCCGCGCAATCTTAGAACTCGCAGCCGTCGTCGGAGGTCTGGCGGCAATCGTCGCAGTGCTAATCGTTATTTCCGCGATGATGTGAAAAAAACTGTTGACGGAAAAATTCTGGGCGTATAGATTAATTTCATCAGCAGGCAATCACGCCTCGCTGAACGCCTGGGAGGGCACTATGTTTTCTTCTTCTCTGAACCAAGCTTTTGAAGCTGCTACCCCGCAAGCTTGCAAGTCGCTTATTGCGAGCGGCGTTCGGTTTGTTGTCGCTGTTGAGACGGCAGCGGGCGAATGGTTCCTCGCTCATGCCGAGGATCAGGCAAACGCCAACAACATCGCCCATACTTGGGTCGATCAGATGAACGCTCGCGGCGCTTCTTTGTGGCGGCTGCTGGAAGATGGCCCATCTAGCAAGCCGTTCGGCACGGTTTACGCTCAATCCGATTGGGAGGGCTGATCGTTAGCAAGGGTGGCTGTAACGGCCACCTTTACCCGTTACGTTCAATCGTGTATCGTGGGCATCGAAACTGAGGGGAAAATTGTGGAAATAAATTCGAAATTAGTTTCAGATCTTATTCCATACGCTTTAAACAGCCGAACTCATTCCGATGCTCAGGTCGCGCAGATTGCCGCAAGCATCAAGGAATTTGGCTGGACGAATCCAATCCTTATCGACAGCGACAACACCATCATTGCGGGCCACGGGCGGCTGCTGGCGGCTCGCAAGCTTGGCATGGAGCAAGTGCCGGCTATCGTGCTTGATCACCTGTCCAAGGCCCAGCAACGGGCTTTGGTGATTGCGGATAATCAGCTGGCGCTGAATGCTGGTTGGGACATGAGCCTGCTCAAAGTCGAGCTTGAGGATTTGTTGGCCGATGAGTTCAACATCGACCTTCTGGGGTTTGACGATAATTTCCTAAATGGTTTGCTTGAGCCTGAGCCGACCGAAGGGTTGACCGACGAGGATGCGGTGCCCGAGGTGCCTGAGACGCCTAAGACGGTTCTGGGGGATGTTTGGGTATTGGGGAAGCATCGGCTGATGTGCGGGGATAGCACGTCGATTGACGCGGTGGATAAGCTGATGGCGGGGGGTAAGGCCGATATGGTTTTTACTGATTCGCCTTATGGCATGACTTACGGGGAGGGGGCGCTCGCAGGTTCGACCCCAAAAGGTGCGCGCGTGAAAGCTCACGGAATGATCCTTGGAGACGACAAAAGGGGCGACGATTTAATCGCGTTGGTTCGCGACGCAATGGCATCGGCTGTTTCAGTTAGCAAGTCTGGCGCGGCAACTTACGTTTGCTTCCCATGGCGAACATATAGCGAATTTGAAGCTGGAATGGAAAGCTGCGGTCTTAAAGCATCCGCGTGCATCGTGTGGGACAAAAAGTCCATAGGTCTTGGAAATTCAAATTACCGCCCTCAGCACGAGTTTATTTTCTATTGCAAAGGTGGCGCTTGGTATGGCGACAAGGCGCAATCAGACATCTGGAGCATGAGCCGAGGGGCCACCGGAAAATACGTTCACCCAACGCAGAAGCCGGTAGAATTAATTGAGCAGGCTATCGGTAACAGCAGCAAGCAAGACGATATTGTTTTGGATGTGTTCGGAGGCTCCGGTTCAACTTTAATCGCCTGCGAAAAAAATAACCGTCACGCTCGCCTCATGGAACTCGACCCAAAATACTGCGACGTAATCATAACCCGCTGGCAGGACTTCACTGGCAAGAAGGCAACGCTTGAGGGCGATGGTCGGACGTTTGAGGAAATTCAAAATGACCGAGCCTGAAACTGAGGTTTCTTTAGCTCCTAATAAAGGCGGGCGACCTCGCAAACTGACGCCTGACGAAAAGACGTTGGGCGCCATTCGTGGGCTTGGGCAGATCCAGGCGACGACCAAGGAGTGCTCGGCGTTCTTCAACGTGACAGAGCCTACGTTCTTGAAATTCAAGGCGGATTACCCTGAGATCGCTGAGGCGCTTGAGGATGGTAAGGGCCAAGGCAGGATTTCCTTGCGGCGGACGCAGATGAAGCTGGCCGAGAAGAACGCTGCGATGGCGATCTTTTTGGGCAAGAACCTGCTGGGCCAATCAGACCGGCAGGAGATCACTGGCGCAAACGGTGGGCCGATAAGCCATAACTTGAGGGTGGAATTTGTCGATTCAACTCCCTAAATGGTCTGAATGCCTGTTCGATGAATCGGCTAGGTACATCGCTGTCAGGGGCGGTCGCGGATCGGGTAAATCGCGCTCAGTCGCTACAGCGTTGAACCTAAGGGCTGCGGCGAAACCGCTTCGGATTTTGTGCGTTCGTGAGATCCAGAAATCTATTCGCGATTCGTCTAAGCGTCTCTTGGACGACGACGCAGAGCGCAATGGTCTCGCCGGGTTTTACACGTCGCTGGAAACTGAGATCAGGGGTGCAAACGGATCGCTGTTTCTGTTTGCTGGTCTGCGGTCTAACATCGACTCCATCAAATCAATGGAAGGCATCGACATATGCTGGGTCGAAGAGGCCCAGAGCGTGTCTAAGACGTCGCTTGAAACGCTGATCCCAACGATCCGTAAACCCGGCTCTCAGATCATATTCACATGGAACCCGAAGCACGAATCAGATCCGATTGAGGAAATGTTTGGGCGCGATGATCTGCCGCCTGATACGCGGCTCAAAACGGTGAACTACATCGACAATCCGTGGTTCCCTGACGTGCTCCAGAAAGAGGCTGATTACGACCTAAAACGAGACCCTGAAAAATATAACCACGTTTGGATGGGCGGCTATCTCAGGAATTCAGAATCCCGCGTGTTTCGAAACTGGACCGTTGAGGAATTCGAGGCACCGGCTGACGCGCTGTTCAGGCTAGGCGCTGACTGGGGCTTCGCGTCTGATCCGTCGGTCCTCGTAAGGTGCCATATCGTCGGTCGCAAACTGTTCATTGACTACGAAGCCCATATGGTCGGCTGCGAGATCATGGACCTTCCGAGCCTGTTCATGAGTGTGCCAGGCGCTGAGAAGTGGCCGATCACGGCAGATAGTGCCAGACCTGAGACAATCAGCCATATGAGGAACAACGGCTTCCCCAAGATCCAGGCTGCGGTTAAGGGTCCAAAGTCAATTGAAGACGGGATTGAATGGCTCAAATCGTTTGATATCGTGGTGCATCCGCGCTGTCGTCACACCATCGACGAGCTGACGATGTACAGCTACAAGACCGATCCGCTAACGCAATTGGTGCTACCCTTGCTTGAAGACAAGAATAATCATATCATAGACGCGCTAAGATACGCCTGCGAGGGCGCTAGGCGGGCAAACATCGTCCGGCCTACGTTTGTCGCTCCTATCGCTGTCAACAGTCCCTACGCGAGACGATAACAAATGGCCCTAACGAAATCAGAGCGGTGGAGCGGGATTCACGCTGAAGCCCTTATGGAATTCGACGCCATTAACTCAGCGGTACGAGATGAGCGGATGCAGGCGCTGGACGACCGGCGGTTCTACTCCATCGCTGGGGCGCAATGGGAAGGCCCACTGGCTGAGCAATTCGAGAACCGCCCGAAGATGGAGGTGAATAAAATCCATTTATCCGTTATTCGCATAATTAATGAATATCGTGCAAATCGCATAACGGTTGATTTTATCTCCAAAGAGGGCGACGAATACGACAAGCTGGCTGAAACCTGCGACGACCTGTATCGCGCTGACGAACAGGATTCAGGCGCTGAAGAGGCTTACGACAATGCATTCGAAGAGGCTGTCGGCGGCGGGTTCGGTGCCTGGCGTCTCAGGACCGCATACGAGGACGACGAAGACGAAGAGGACGATAAGCAGCGGATCAGGATTGAGCCGATCTTCGACGCTGATTCATCCGTGTTCTTCGACCTAAACGCCAAGCGTCAAGACAAGGCAGACGCCAAGCGGGCGTTCGTGCTCACGGCGATGACGCCAGCGGCTTATGAGGCTGAATTCAAGCAATCGCCTGCATCGTGGGAAAAGACGATTCAGCGCACCGAATTTGACTGGCTCACCCCGGACGTCGTGTATGTCGCGGAATATTACCGGGTCGAAGAGCGGTCCGAACTGATCCACGTCTATCGCGATCTTGGCGGCGAAGAGGAACGCTACGCAGACGCGGAACTCACCGAAGAGAAGCTGGCAGAGCTGGACGCTATCGGGTCGGTTAAGGTTCGCCAGAAGCGCATCAAGCGTAAGCGGGTCCATAAGTACATCCTGAGCGGCGGCGGCGTCCTAGAGGATTGCGGATACATCGCGGGCAAACATATCCCGATCGTGCCTGTCTATGGCAAGCGGTGGTTCATTGACAACGTTGAACGCTACATGGGCCATGTTCGCCTTGCCAAGGACGCGCAACGGCTGAAGAACATGCAGCTATCCAAGCTGGCCGAAATCTCGGCGCTGTCGTCTGTGTCCAAGCCGATCCTGTTCCCGGAGCAGATCGCAGGCCACCAGGTTATGTGGGCCGAAGATAACGTTAAGAATTATCCTTATTTGCTGATCAACCCCGTCACCGGCCAAGATGGCCAACAGGCTCTGACTGGGCCGACGGCTTACACCAAAGCGCCTGATATCCCGCCTGCGATGGCGGCTCTCTTGCAAATCACCGAGCAGGACATGCGCGACGTTTTGGGCAACCAAGAGCAGGGCGAAAAGACCGTTTCGAATATCAGCGCCAAAGCGATTGAACTGATCCAGTCCAAGCTGGATATGCAGACGCAGATCTATGTGACGAACATGGCAAAGGCGATCAAACGTTCCGGCGAGATCTGGTTGTCAATGGCGAAGGATATCTTCGTCGAAGAGGGCCGCAAGATGAAGGGAATCGCCAGTGACGGCACCCTGAAGTCTGTTGAACTCATGCGCCCGATCATCAACGAGAAGACCGGCGAGACCGAGACCGAGAACGATCTATCCGACGCTAATTTTGATATCGCGGTTGACGTTGGGCCATCGTCGTCGAGCAAGCGAAATGCCACGGTTCGCAGCCTCACGAATATGCTAGCGATCACTAGCGATCCTGAGACGGCTCAAGTGTTGCAGGCGATGACGATGCTTAACATGGAAGGCGAGGGCATTTCTGACGTTCGAGACTATTTCCGCGCCAAGATGGTGAAGATGGGCGTCATCAAGCCGAACGAAGAAGAAGCGGCGGCGATGGCTGAGGCGGCTCAGAATCAGGAGCCTGATGCGCAGCAACAGTACCTATTGAGCGCAGCCAAAGAGGCTGAAGCTAAGGCGCTGAAGACGGCTGCTGACACGAAGCTAACCGAGGCGAAGACCCTAGAGACGCTGGCGGGCATTGAAGGCATCCAGACGGCGCAGGGCGAGCCACAGGCGGCACCGCAGGCGGTTGCGGCACCTGTAGCGCCTGCGCCTGTCCAAGCGGCTCCAGCGCCCCCAGCCGAAGATCCAGAGATGAAAGCCCTCGCTCGCGAGAAGGCCCAGGTCGAGATTGATATCTTGCGGGTTGATCTAGAAACCAAGATCCGTAAGTTGGAAATGCCAGAATCGCCTGAAGAGGAGCCGAGCAACCCCGAAGCCGACGCAGCGATGGCGATTGCTGAAGCGGTTGACGGTTTGGCGGAAGGTGTCAGTGAATTCAAATCAGTCGTTGAGCACATGACAATTTCTAACCAAGAGAACGCAAAAGGTGCTATAGAAGCGGTGAAGACTCCAAAGCGTGTTATTCGCGAAAAGGGTCGAATCGTTGGGATTGAATAGGGGGCGTTTGATATAAACGCTTTGTCTGGTATTTAAGCAATATCTTGACTTATGTAACGCTACACTTTCTGGCATAAGGAGCCATCATGGCAAAGTCAGTCACCACCTGTAATAATTTATTGAAGCTGCTGTTTAATGCGACGGATTGGGCCAACGTTGCTGACAACGCAGCTTCAGCGCCGCTTACCAACCTATATATCAGCCTTCATACGGCCGATCCCGGCACGGGAAACAGCCAGGCGACGAACGAAACGTCATACACCAATTATACCCGCGTTGCGGTCGTGCGTACGAACGTGGGCTGGACGGTCGCCACCAACACGGCGGTTAATGCGGCGCTGGTTCAGTTTCCACAGTGCGGCGCTACAGGTGCCACGCTGACATATGTTGCTATCGGAACGGCGGCTTCTGGTGCCGGTAACGTGCTGTACTCTGGCGCATTGAATAGCGCCCTGACCGTTGCTAACGGCATTCAGCCGCAGTTTTCGGCATCCGCCTTGACCGTGACGGAGACCTAAGCATGAATCAGCCAAATTTGTCCAAGGGCGAAGAGCCGCTGTATTCATGCGCTGAGTGTGATGAACCTGTTTTTCTGGTTGATAGCGCCGTCTATAAGCCTTGCGGTCACACGCAGGCTGCGGTGTTGGCAAACCTAACAGCGATCTTGCGCGGCCAATCAGAGGTTAAATAATTGGCTATCCAATCGGTCAAGGCTTTGGTGGACGCTGAAGAGGCGGGACAAACATTTCTCGCCACATGGCGAAAAGTGCCAAATGCTGCGACGGGTGCTGCCTGTTGGTTTGATACAACGCTATCGTCTGGCAATCCGTTGCCGTTCTATTATGCGTCTAGTCCGCTGGTTGGTGTCCCAATGGGCCAGTCTGTCAATGGTGGCTTGCCGCACAATTTGCCGGTTGCGCCGTTAGGATACAAAACATTCCTCAAGAATTTCACCGTATCCAACACGACCAACCTTCAGACTGGTCCTATCATTTTGATGGACTATCAATTCTACTATCCGTTCATCGACATGGGCGCGACGGATGAACAGTTTCTAGACAACACGGCAACACTAACGCGCAACACGACTGGCGCTGGGCTTAAGATCATAGCTGTCCAAATGGCCGGTCAGATCGGCACGGGCAACCCGCGCTTTATCGTCAACTACACAAACAGCGATGGTGTTTCGGGCCGGGTTACACCGCCAGCAGTTTGCGGAAATAGTACCGTGGTCGGTGCATTGATCACCACGACAAACGTCGCGACCAACGGATCAAACGTGCCTTTCTTGGCTCTCCAAGAGGGTGACACGGGCGTTCGGAGCATTGAAAGCGTTACGTTCCAGACAGCCGATATCGGGTTGATCGCGCTGGTTCTGGTTAAGCCTATCGAAAACATCATGCCGAAAGAGGTGGCATCGCCTTCGGAGCGGGTTCCGGTTCTCGACTATATGGACCTTCCCGTTATTCCGGATAATGCGTATCTTTCACTTTTGGTAAACGTCACAACCAATGCCAACGGCATGACGCTGAATGGCATAATTCAAACAGTTTGGGGTTAATCTCATGGCTCTACAGTCTATGGATCAAATCATTTCGGCGCTGACTGCTGGGCAGTTTAACCGAACCGATTGGAACAAAAACGCCTTGCCAGTCACCGCGCAGGCGGCGGGCGCTTGGTACGATCTGAGCACGGGTGCGGGAAACCCGTACCAGAACAGCGTCATTGGCTCGACGACTAACCTGGCATTTCAGGCGGTGTCCGATAATACGACCACCACGGCGGCAAGTGGCGCGTTGGGTGGCTCAATCGCCACTACGGTCTTCACCGACACTACGCACGGCACGGGCCGTTTCACGGTCGGTATGCTGCTGACCGGAACGGGTGTGGCCCCAGGTACTTACATTACCTCGCTTGGAACAGGCACGGGCGCTAACGCGGGCGGTACTTACAACGTGTCGATTTCGCAAACCGTCACGGCTCAGACCATCACAGGCACGGCAACGCCCAACGGGCTTTACACTGGCGGCAACGTCTCGCCCAACGTCAAGAACGTCTTGAACGCTTCGGCATATTCCGCCGCTGCGACAACCGCACCTTGCATCCTAATGCTGGTTGATCAGCTAGCCGTCTACACGGTCAGCACCGTTACCACGACGGGCGCACAGACCTTTACCGGCACCCAGACGCTGCCACGCTACGCGGACGGCAAGGGCGTCCAAGCCTACATCGTGCCGTCAATTGTTACGGGTGCTGGTACGCCTACAATCCAGCTTAACTATACGAACCCCGCTTCAGGCACTGGTCGCCTAACCCCTGCAACGCCTGTTCTGCCTACCGCTGCCGCCACGGCTCCTGTTGGGCAGATTATCTACTCAGGTACTGGTGCTGGTAAATATGGCCCATTCATGCCGCTAGCAGCAGGCGATACGGGTATCCTGTCTGTCCAGTCCATCAACCTAAGCGCCACGATGACTTCAGGCTGTATCAACGTCGTGCTCTGTAAACCTTTGTTGACACTTCCAATTACGGCGCAGGGTGTGGCTTCTGAGCGCGATCTTCTAAACCAACTACCATCGTTGCCCAGAATTTATGACGGTGCTAACCTTCAATGGCTGATCTATGCAGGCGCAGCAACGCCAGCCAACAGCGCCTTCTATGGTTCGCTTGACACGGCTTGGGGCTAACAATGGCGCTTCTGGGCAATTATTCGCTGGTCAATAAAATTCCCGTCAAATATTTTGGCGGGACGACCGGCGATGCTCAAGTCAGAAGCAATTTCAATCAGTCTGGGCGCTACCGAAATCGGATGTACCCAGCCCAAACTACTGTCACGCTGCCGCTGTATTCCGTGCCTACTGGATCGTACCCAACACTTGCGTTCATCATCGCGCAACGTGTTGGGGCGATTGCGTCAGGCAATCAGATTTTTGGTTCGGGATCATCAAACGGGAACCTAGCTGGCGGTCTAAATTCTGCCGCTAGCCTGACGGGTTCTGGCACGGTTACTAACGGCAACCTGAGCCTTATCGCGTCTCTGATCGCATCCCTCACGGGCGCTGGCGACGTTGCACCGCCACCATCCCTGATCGGCAAGCTGGAACTGATCAGTAACAACCTGACGGGTTCTGGCGCTGTTGCCGCCACGCTCACGGCGTTTGCATCGGTTCAAGCCACATTGGCCGGTGCTGGATCCTTGGCTGTCGTGCCATACGCCACAGGAAGTCTCGCGGCGGATATCACAGGCCAATCAGCTCTATCGCCACAAAGCCTGGCTGCTGCGGTCTGGAGCACATTGGCGGCACAATTCAACGCTAATGGCACGATGGGCCAAAAAATGAATGCAGCGGCATCTGGAAACATTGATTACGCCACGCTAGCGCAGGCCATCATTGACGCAATGAACGCTTCACCTCCTGACGTCAACATCGCTAGGATCAACGGTCTGGACGTTGACGGGGACGGCACGGAGGCCAATCCGTGGGGGCCAGTCTAGCTTGGGGCAAATCGTTCGGCGGTGCATGGGGCGCATCGTTTGGGCTACGGGCAGAACCGGCTGACGTTGGCGGCGGTGGACCTGGCGGCAATCAGGGCTGGGCTAATGAGCGAGCGCGATTAGAGGCTAGCGTTACGCTGCCGCAGAACGTCGAGGCCGCACGGGCTGTTCTGGCAGATTCAGATCAACCGGCGATCAAACGCGCCGCCAAGAAAATCTATGATTACAGCCAAGACCTGATCGCGATCAGTGCGCTGGAACGTGAGCTGGGCAGGCTCGACCGAGAAATAACGACACGTCAAAACCTAAGCGCCGATATCCAAGAGGCGGCTGCGACCATGCGCGGATATCTACAGGATGAGCAAGACGCCTTGGATTTGCTGATGCTGATCGCGGAGCAAGACGCAGCGGAATTGTTAGCAGCTATCGGCATTTTGACGTAACGTAGAGATTGACGTATTGTGCGTCATGGCTTCCATCCAGCCTTATCGGATGAGTGGGTTATTTTATGAGCACTGAGGCAGAGGCTAACGAAGAGATCATCGAAGTCGAAACCGAATCTAACGAACTGGAAGCTGAGACCAATACCGGCGAACAGGAACCTGAAGCGGACGACGAATCCGAAGATATCGTAGTTACCATTGGCGAGGAACCGCCCCCCGCCGACGAGAATACCGCAGCGCCGGAATGGGTCCGCGAACTGCGTAAAAATCACCGAGACCTTCAGAAGAAGAATCGGGAACTTGAAGAGAAGC